CACCTCAGCACTAACATCTCCACAAAAAGCTACCGCAGTCTCAATCCCTCTCGGAACATCAGCAATCATCAAACACGATAACGTAAACGCCGCGCCTATTACTGTTTATTCAACAGTAAACGCCGGACAAAAACCAATGCTCACAGATGGAACATATCTTTCAGCATCCGCCGCTTCACCCGGCTCAGGACTCCCTCTCTATGCAGACTTATCAACTGCAACCGTAGCTACCATCAACCAACTTCGCGAAGCTTTTCAAATTCAAAGAATGTATGAAAAAGACGCCAGAGGCGGAACCCGCTACACAGAATTACTTCGCTCACACTTCGGAGTAATCTCACCAGACGCCAGACTTCAACGCCCCGAATATCTTGGAGGCGGAACTTCAAACGTAAACATCAACCCAATCTCTCAAACATCTAACACCGTTTCTGGCTCAACACCTCAAGGTAACCTAGCCGCTATGGGTACCTTCTCAATGGGATCAAAAGGGTTTATTAAATCCTTTACAGAACATGAAATCATCATCGGTATCTGCTCGGCACGCGCCGACCTAAATTACCAACAAGGTATCAACAGAATGTGGAACCGCTCTACACGATTCGATTTCTTCTGGCCAGCTCTAGCCCACTTAGGCGAGCAAGCAATCCTTAACAAAGAAATTTTCTGCGATGGAACAGCAGCAGACGAAAACGTCTTCGGATACCAGGAACGATATGCAGAATATCGCTACAAACCATCAATGGTAACCGGACTATTTCGTTCAAACGCCGCAACATCTCTAGACGTATGGCATCTATCACAAGAATTCGCCACACTCCCAGCACTAAACGCAGCTTTCATCGTAGAAAATCCACCTATCGATAGAATTATAGCTGTACCATCTGAACCCCAATTCATGATGGACGTATACAACAAACTCACATGTGCCAGACCTATGCCAACTTTCGCTACGCCAGGAATGATCGATCATTTCTAAGATGCGAAAACAAAATTTGCTAACACTTAGAAATTTAAAATCAAAGGGAGAGAGTAATCTCTCCCCTTTACAAAGGAATTAAAAATGCTTGGAGAACTATTAGGAGGGGCTATGTCATCCGCCGCTTCTATCTATACAACAGGACAAACAAACAAAGCCAATGCCGCTATGGCAAGAGAACAAATGGCTTTTCAGGAACGTATGTCTAATACCGCCCACCAACGTGAAGTCACCGATCTTCGCGCCGCCGGACTTAACCCAATACTATCCGTCAACGGAGGAGCAACAACACCAGGCGGGGCATCTGCACAAATGCAATCTCCAGACATCGCCGACTTCGGGCAACTTGCCTCATCAGCAAAGCAAAATGCCACAGCAAGAAAACAACAAGAACAACAAGACAAAGCTATCAACTCACAAACCGCTGTAAACGAAACCCAACAAAACGTAAACAAAGCACTAGAAATCAAAGCTATGTCAGACGCAATGTCATCACAACAATCAGCTAAACGCTCAGAAATGGAAACCCGCTTACTCGATACTCAATATGGAGAAGCAAAAACTCGCGCACAATTCATCAAAGACAATCCTTGGATGATACAAGCAAAAGAATACTCAAACTTAGTAGGACAATCCCTAGGAGCCGCTAGCTCCGGACTAAATATCTGGAACCTACTAAAAAAACCCCAACTAAATTCCGAATTCGGAATTCAAAATGGGACACCGTACAATAAAACATCTGGAGAAATCCCAACTAACTTAAAACGAGGAAAATAAAATGACACAAACAATTAAACCAGCCAACAATCACCACAGAAACAGAATCCAACTAGACTGTTCAGAACCACAAATGACGGATCAATCCTTCAAGAAGCAATGCGACGTAAACACAATAATGCTACAATACCAAAAAACCGGACTACTACCTCAACAAACCACAATCCCCGGACAATATGTAGACACATCTCTAACCCCATCACTAGAAACCGCATTTGAGGTCACCAGGAACGCCGTAGACGCGTTCTATAACCTACCCCCTGACATCCGTAGGCTTATGGACAACAACCCTTCACAGCTCGAATCATTCATCTTAAACAAGGACAACGACCATATCCTCAAAAAACATGGAATCATAATCGAGCAAAAACTATCAGAACCACAAGCCACTCTCAACGATGTCATTAAAACACTCAAGGAAACCTCAACAAAATCCGACAAAAACCTCAAGGAGGTACAAAATGCTTAAATTCTTATCAATTTTATCCGTAGCACAGGACGTCATCGGATACATTCTCGAAGTTTTGAAAATCATCAAAAAACGAGAAGAAACAAAGCTTTAACTAGCTTCAAGGGGGAGAAATCCCCCTTTTAAAAAATTGGCATATAAAGTACTTGATAATATATGCCAATTGACACCAACTAAATAACGTATTAAATTAAACTAACCAAAACCAACCACTACCTAAACCAAAAGGAACTAAAATGGCTAAACGCTCAAAAATGTCAAAAAAATCATCAAATAAATCATTCAAAAAAGGACTATCAACAAAATCCAAAAATCTAACACCACCACCACAACGCGGAGGCTACAGGTTATAACAACATGTGCCTACACCCAATCAAAGCAGAACTACAAGAATTTGGTAGACCCAAATTCCACCACGAAGGGAGTCTCTCACTCCCTTGTGGAAAATGCACGGAGTGCATATCACAACGAGCTATCGAATGGGCAACTCGTGCCCGTCATGAGATCGCACTACATAACGAAAACTGCTTTCTCACACTTACATACAACGATGAAAATCTACCTTCTCACCTTCTGGTGAAAGATCCATTCCAAAAATTCATCAAACGTCTTCGTAAGAAGACTAAAACCAATATACGTTACATGGTGTCACACGAGTACGGAAGTCAATACTTCCGACCTCACCACCACGCAATAATATTTGGATACAATCCAGAAAATCAAATTTTCTTAAAAAACTCCCCTTCGGGAGAAAAATTATTCACATCATCAGACATAGAAAATCTATGGGAAAACGGCTACCACTCAATAGGGACAGCAAATGAACGTACAGCATATTACATCGCATCTTACGCACTTAAAGGAGCAAAACACTCTATATGTCTCCCTAATGGAGAGATTACAAAAGTCTCCGACCAATTCGACTGCTCACGCCGCCCAGCAATCGGTCTTAATTTCCTTCTTCAGAATCAACATCAACTCGTTAACTCAGGCAATCCATTGCCTCGATACTATGCAAAAAAATTACAACTCCTCAACCCAGAACTATTCGAAGAATACGAAAACAACAAACTTACTCAGCTCAAAACCCGCTCATCACACGAACTATACGCAAAACACACCATAGACCACTACAAAAAAACCTCACTAAATAACGAATTCAGATCCACTTCTGAAATCACTCAAGAGGACGTTCATAGAAAACAGCAACTAAAAACCAATCGCGATGAGTACCATCGCCAAACTAAGGGAAACTAAAATGCAAAAAATCTTTACCGTTCACGACTCAAAAGCTGAAGCCTATCTTCCACCTTTCTACATGAAAACTACAGGAGAAGCACTTCGTGCTTTCGAAACAACAACTAAAGATACTTCATCACAATTCAATAAATATCCAAAAGACTACACATTAGTAGAACTAGGAACATACAATGAAGAAAACGCAGAAATAATCACACATCTAAAACCAATCATCGTAGAAAACGCCTCAGCTTACATTCAGTAAAAACACAGCCCCCATGTCGGGGGCTTCTATTTTCATGGAGAAAATAAATGAAAGGTATCATGACTCCCCAAGAACAATTTGTACAAATTGCAAAACCGCAAATCGAAAGATCTACCTTCGATCGCTCTCACGGCTACAAAACAACTTTTGATGCCGGACAAGTCATCCCATTCTTCGTAGACGAAGCACTACCAGGGGACACTTTCAACATGCAAACAACCGTCTTCGGTCGTCTTGCTACACCACTCAAACCAATTATGGATAATATTTACATAGATATCCATTTCTTCTCAGTTCCTATAAGACTATTATGGGATAACTGGAAAAAATTCAACGGAGAACAACGCAATCCCGGTGATACAACAAACTTCGTAATGCCCACAACAACATCACCAGTCGGAGGCTATGCCGAAAATTCACTTGCCGACTACATGGGCTTACCTACAAAAGTCGCCGGACTTGAACACCGCGCAGACTTCTTTCGCGCCTATAACCTCATCTGGAATGAATGGTATAGAGACGAAAACCTACAAAACTCAGTTATCAATGACACTGACGACGGTCCCGACGCAGACACAAATTACACAATCCTTCCTAGAGGAAAACGCAAAGACTACTTCACCTCAGCACTAACATCTCCACAAAAAGCTACCGCAGTCTCAATCCCTCTCGGAACATCAGCAATCATCAAACACGATAACGTAAACGCCGCGCCTATTACTGTTTATTCAACAGTAAAC